AAAGAACATCGGTTTCTGGTGCAGCTAAAAACTCTGTCTGTGGCCCATCATTAGGGCTGAATATAATATTCTTATTTTCTATTTCTTTCTGTAAAGGAGTAGGTAAATTCTCTATAGTATTAGAAGTAATTACCTTACCTTCTTTAGAACTTTCTTTATTGTCTATTTTAGATAATGTGGATCGTGAAGACTTTAAAGATTGTTTCTGGGCTTTTAACTTAGCCTCTGCTTTTTTTATAAGCTTTTCTTTTTCTCTTACTGCTCTATTAGCTTGAAGTCTTTCTTTAGTTGCTTTACTATACGTATAATGTCTTGATTTAGTTCCTTTCTTTCGACCACCTCTTTTTTTAGGTGTTCCATCAACCTTTAGAACAAAGTCACCGTTATCATCCTTTAAGTAGTTATCAGGGTTTATTTCCCAATCGTTCTGCATCTATTATTTTTTTTAACCCTTGATGGCTTAATTTACGGCCTGTCTGATGTTCAAGCCATGCCGAACCTTCCCTTAGTGAAAGAACTCTATCAGAAACTAATTCTTTTATTTCGGTTAAAGCTGCCAGTTGTTCAGGTATCTCATCAAGAACTTTAGGGTTTTCGTGAGATACTTGATAACCAAATGGTATAACACTACTAAGCTTCTGCCGCCTGTTCAATTATTATCTCTTCTTTTGCGGGAAGTATAAATACCCCACCCTGTACTTTATGATTAATATCTAATCTATCAGTCTTACCTAATCCAATACGATCTAATATAGTTTGTGCTGCTTGAACTCTCATATTAGCTTGAGGTACTGGTTTTTCAGAGTTCATTACTTCAACAAGTTTAAGAGCAGCTTGAGGTGCAGATTCTGCTAGGATATTAGAGGCCAAGTCTATTATCTCATGTTTTAGTGATTTTACTACCTGCCAATGATTCCCAGAATAACCTGCTAGTTCTGCTGCTTTCTTTGGATCACCTCCACAAGTTTCAAGATAACCTAAAAAGTCTTGTTGTTTCGTTGTCAACTCTTTTTTCATATTGTTTATTATAGGGTATAAATAAGGTTTTGTCAACTACTTTCTACTTGACAAAACCAATTATTATGTATATAATACTATTGAACCCACCAGGGTTCACTACCTCTTATAGATAACTTTAAAGTTCCGCAGAAATTCAACAGGTAACTTTAAAGTTCCGCATAAATCCTCGAAAGTTTCCTACCTTAGATCTAGTTGACACTCTGAAGTTCCTTGAAATGTATGAAATTGCTATATATATACGGGTGTACCCCCCTGGGCACCTGCGCCCCCCCACGCGCCTACGCGCACACACGCGCACACAGGCATCGCGAGATAACTTCGGAGTTTTACTGAGGATCGTCAGTGTAAACTCTGGAAAACTTCGGAGTTTTTTTAGCACTCGGAAGTAAATCTATACCTCAGTAATTCTAAAAGTAATACTCTGTTAAGTTTACAAGATTACCTAGACCAAAATAAGACTCTGAAGTTATATTCACTCCAAAGATTCCTTAGAGTTTTCAATCACTTCGGAGATTTTTATAAACTCTGGCAGGGCGACATTCGATTCAAAGCCGCAGCCATCCCTACGGGATGAAAAAAAGTTCTTGACAGCTTTTCGGCAATCCGGCAAAGTGATTGGCATCTCGGCGATTGGCGTCGGGAAAATGAAAATTCGGAGTAATACTTTATGTCAAAATATGACAACATTGATCCAAACAAAAAAGCATCTTATCGTCAATATGATTTCACAGTCTACAAACTGACCGTCCCATTGGCGAAGAAAAGACGTATCACTGAACGAACTACGGACAATAAAGTTAATCCCAAGTTTAGAATCCTGAAAGCTCGTGTCGGTGCTAGTTTATCTAAACACTTGTCAGATAAAGATCAATTCCTTACTCATGGTATGGTGCAGAAATTCATATCAAATCCAGTTATTCCTAAAGAAGTGATGGAATTAATTGACCTCAAGATAACCGCTAAAAAGTAAACTTATCAAGGCCCTATTGAGTTAATACTCTTTAGGGCCTTTTTTAATCGGAGAATATTTATGTTGGTAGTTTATTATAAATCAAAAAAAGAGTTGAAAGAGTGTATTGGTAATCAGTTAAGTTATACTGAAACAACGCTATTCGATAATGAATATAGAACTAATGGAGTCTTATATGTCGCTAATCGACCCCATATAACTGGGATGGGACGTGAGTTTTTTGCTCAGATTACTATGAAAAATAACTTAATCCATAGTGTTAAATAAGGGGAATTTATCTTGATACCAAAAATAGCAATTATATTATCGTCGATTGTATTAACTCTCGGAGCTATAGTTATTATTGAGGAGGTTAACTCGACCCAGGACATTATTATTTGTGTCACCCTGATATTAACTGGGACGGCTATCAGTTATCTTCTCGATGAATTAATTGGGGATAAAATATAATGCCCAGTTCAAAGTATATTCAGAAAAAAAAGGACAGAATATTAGCTTACAAACAATCTATTATTCAAAGTAATTATTGGTTGAAAAGACCGTGGAAGTAATAACTGAGAGGGCCGAAAGGCCCTTTTTAGTTTATCCCAACACTGTCTTGACATGCTTTGGATCGTGGTTCAAAGTGACCAACATCAACCAAACGGAGGTTATAAATAGTGGAATATAAATCTAGCACGTTGTTCGATAATATAAATTCTGTCGAGTATGAGGGTAAGCAAATTATATATTGGCAAAAAGCTCTTGATGAACTAGAGCAGAGGTTATCTTTTAACACATTAAAATGTGGTTCTGAAGATGAAATTAACGCCATGAAAGCCGTAGTTATTTTTGAGATTAATCACAGTGTTCAAGATTATATGCGGCCATTATATTTTGGTCTTTTAAATGTTCTCGAAAATGTTTCTGATCTTCACAGAGAGTCTTCTTGACTCTCTTTTTTTTGCCTAGGGGTTTAGTATTAACTTGTCTATGAAATCGCTTAGAGACAATCTGAGAGCTTCTCACGGCAAGTTTGAGCCTAGTCTAGTTCTAGTGTTTACTGGTCTAGTGGCAGATATTTTGAAGGCGGCTGAATTTTTTCAAGAAAGCCAGGAATATTAAATAATGTGGATCGTGAATTCAAATAAGGTGGATCGTGAAAATGGTTAGAGTTATAATTAATTTAGAATTTGAAAAGGCTTCGGTAGAAAAAGAAGATATCTACGAGTACCTTGAAGATTTAATTTTTAATGAGCAATTAGAATATACAAAGGTAGCACTCACTTACGAGATAGATAACAGTGAAAAAGATTAAGAATTTTGTAGCTAAATATGCTAGGAAATTTAATAAGTCTGCGGTTCATCGTGATAGAAAGAAAGATGAAAAACGTGGCGTCAGAAAACATAAACAATCTTTAAGTCAGGAGGATTAAATGTGGGTAATCCCAAAGAATTTCCAACCATGCTCAGCTTTTGTTCGGGATACGGTGGAATCGAAAAAGGACTTGAACTTACTGGAAACAGTCATAGAGTCCTCGCTTATGTGGAGATCGAAGCCTTCGCCATTGCAAACTTGGTCGCGAAGATGGAGCAGGGTAAACTGGCTCCCGCACCTATTTGGACGGATATTAAAACCTTCCCAGCACATCTCTTTCGAGAATGCATTGACCTCATCGTTGGAGGTTATCCATGCCAGCCGTTTTCAAATGCTGGAAAGAGGGCAGGAAAAGATGACCCAAGAGATCTCTGGAAATATATCAGAGAACACGTCAGGACAATTAAACCTTCCCAATGTTTCTTCGAGAATGTCGAGGGACACATTTCGCTTGGACTCTCCACAGTTATCAGCGACTTGGAAGAAGATGGTTACGATTCAACGTGGGGAATATTTAGCGCGGCGGAATGTGGCGCACCTCACCAGAGAAAGCGGGTCTACATTCTGGCCGCATTACAGCATACCAACCCCAACAGTGGGGATGGAAGCGCCCAACAAGAACGCCAACACCAAAGGGCCGAAGAACTTAGTCGAAGTGGCGCAGGGCCAGTGGGATCACTTGTGGCCAACTCCGACAACGCAGGACAACAACCAAGTGAAGGTCAACTCGGATCACCCGAAGCGCGGCACGGTGAGGCAGTGGCCGACACCCTCAGCGAGAGATCACAAGGGAGGTTACAAGGGCGGCAGGATACGCAATGGCAAAGTGAGTATGGATACGCTGGACGTAGCAGTTCAGCACACCGACAACAAGGCTCAGACATCTGGGACGTTGAACCCGACGTGGGTCGAGTGGCTCATGGGATTGCCGACAGGGTGGACAGACTTAGACTCTTGGGAAACGGAGTAGTACCAAATCAAGCTGCAAAGGCTTGGCAAATTTTAAATGAAAGGAGATTTACATGATACCTAAATATGTTTTTAGTGATATTCCAAACACTGAAGAAGGGCATGAACTAGTTAGACTAATGAAAAAATATCTTAATAAAGATAAATATACTTTAAGAAAGCGAGGACAATATCTGAAGAAGGGTTTGGATTGGAGAAAGTATTCTCATGGACAGTCTATACCTAATAGTATTTGTCTTAGGGTCTATATAAATAATGATAATAAAGACTTATAAGGTTTTAAAGATCTTATAAGAATTATAAATTACCATAAATTGTTAATTAAATCAAGGATAACTTGTGAAAAAATTAAGAGTTTTTCGTAAAGTAGCTTACCATTTATTAACTCAAAATAAAAAATCTGAAAGTGAAGATGCATGTTGGTATAAATTCGACACTGATCCGGCAATTAGATGTGCGATTGGATGTTTAATCCGAGATCAGTATTATAATAAAGATCTTGAAGGTAAATCAGTGGACGATATCAAGGTACAAGATGCTATAAGTTCATCTTTAAAAGAGCCTATTACTAACAGAGATAGAATCTTTTTAAGTGAACTCCAGATGATACATGATTATATTCCAGTTAAAGATTGGGAAAAAGAATTAAATCAATTTGCAATAGATAATTTTGATAAAACTATTTATGAAATGGAGTTGATATGATTAAAATATCTAACACTAGCAAGATGCCATGTATATCTTGGTCACTTCCGGCAATTGAAACATGCCCAGGTGCATTTGAAAATGGCGAACTTGTCGAGGTATGCGATAATTGTTATGCTGACAAAGGATTTTATGTTATGGAGTCAGTTAGAGCACCTAGACTGCATAACATGAAAGACTGGAAGAGAGAAGATTGGGTTAGTGATATGATAACGCTCCTCGAAAAGCGGAAACTTTTTAGATGGTTTGATTCTGGAGATATGTATACTGTCAATCTAGCCAATAAAATTTTTGAGGTGGTCAAAAATACTCCTCATTGTAAACATTGGTTGCCGACTCGGATGTATAAGTTTAAAAAGTTTGAGAAGATTTTAAATAAAATCAACAGTTTACCTAACATAGCTGTAAGATTATCTAGCGATTCTACTATCGGTGTTACAATTCACGTTAAAGGATTTGTTAATAGCACTGTTGTTCCTAAAAATACACTCGCATTAAATAATGCTTGGCTATGTCCTTCAAGTAAAAATAAAAACAAGTGTGGTGACTGTCGAGCCTGTTGGAATAAAGAAGTAAAAACTGTTGCATATATTAATCATTAGGAGGATTAATGGACATTAATACTTTTGAACTCAGTGTTATAGATCTACGTCAACGCAAAGACGCAACAATTAACCATAAATTATTCAATATAAATATGGTGCGAATCGTAACGGAAGATTATAATGAAAAAGATAATCAAACATGGGGCAAAGAATCAGTCTGTCATATTAAAGATATTCGCACTGATGAAGATGGGTATATGTATATTCTTGTCGATACTGATAAATTTGATTAATAATTTATAGCACAATGCAAACATTTAAAATAAAAAAGTGGTACAAATTTGATCAAGGGTGTACATATAGCCTACAACTGTGGACGGTTGACGGATATATCGACTTAATTGATGAAGATAATAATATTATATTTTATCGCTACGCTTGGGATGCAGAAAAATGGCTGCATTATAATTGGAAAGGTAACTTCCAGATAGCTGATATATAACCGTGTGCGTTACTGTCTTGACAACTTTTTGGAACGTGGTAAGGTGATGGTCGCCGTTAATGGCAAAACAAAATAACTTCGGAGGAAGTATGACTACAATTTCTATGTTTAATAATTCAAATACTATAAATACTTTACGAGAATCAGGCTATGGTGATGCGGATTTTGATATCCTCACATCAAATATATTTTATGAAGATTCTGCTGGTCCTACCACACAAATTCCTGGGAAGAAAGCATTATATCGTTCTGATAATGGTAACTTAATAGGATTGCACAGTTCCAAGTATAAGCCTGTCAATCACAAAACGATGATTGATACTGCTCGAAACATTCTGGAAAGAAGCGAATTAAATCTTACAGAAATAAAAGAAAATATAAGAGTTTCTGCGGATGGGGAAATGTGTTTTGTACAACATGATATACCTTCCCACTCTATCACCACTCCCGATGGTGACACTTCAAGTCTTCAGCTTTTACATTTAAATTCTACGAATGGCACATGGCCTTATCATGCTTCAGTAGGATCACTTCAGGGTGCTTGTCTGAACAAGCAAATATTCTTAAAGGATACTGCTGGTATTTATAGAGCTAGGCACACTCAAGCATTAGACATTGATCATGGTGCAAACATGATTAATAAAACTGTTGAGGTTCTTGTTAATCAAAATGAAATATGGTGTAAGTGGTACAACACACACGCTTCATTTAAAGATGCTTTAGTTCATTTTATTCAAGCTGCTGATGCTAAATCTTTAGTCGGCATGACCCACGAAGAAAGACTAGAAGCTATAGAGGCTGGTAAAGTTAAAAATTCTAACGTAGTCTACATGATACGGCAGTTTTTTAATTATCGAAAAACACTTGGCAGGAATCTCTGGGCTGTATATAATACGCTTACTGATTGGTCAACTCATTACGGTAACATGAATGAGAATAAGACTAGAAAGAATGCCGCTGATGAAAATATTCTTTTCATTAAGCGTTCCGAAAGAGTTAGGCAGACTTTAAATCAGCTTCAAAAAAGGGTAGCATAGAATACCTCCGACTACCTTGGCATGTAGTAAAACTGCCAATAAAATAAAAAAGTGGTA